AGGGGCAGAACACGAACATCCAGCAGAGCACGAAGACCGTGGTCTTCGCGACGCTCGCAGGCTATCCCGGCACGGGTGCGATCGTCTCGGCCGCGGGGCTGATGGAGGCAGTCCGCGGGGCTCTGCACACGCTCCCCGATGGCCGCGTTATTCGGCCCTCGATGCTGCTCTGTGATGACTTCCAGACACGTGAATCGGCGATGAGCCCGATTCAATGCCACAGCCGGACCGAGGTGATCCAAAACGATCTCGTCGGAATGGCCGGCCCCGACTCCCCGTTCTGTGCGCTGGTTACTTGCACGGTGATTCGATCAGACGACGCCGCCGACAGGCTGCTCAATCCTGAGCTTCATCCGGACTGGTGCGGGATCCGCCGGCAGTTCGTGCGGCGTATGCCGGACGATGAGGCGATGAGTCTCTGGGGCAACTACGCCGAGGTCCGTGCGACCAGTCTCAGACAACACGGCGATATCAGGGATGCGACGGCGTTTTATCGCCGCAATCGAGAGGCGATGGATCGAGGCTCTGAGGTGGCTTGGCCGGCACGGTTTGCGGCGGACCGGGGCGAGATCTCAGCTCTGCAGCACGCGATGGAGTGGTATTATCGCAGCCGCAGCGGCTTTTTCTCAGAGCTGCAGAACGAGCCGCAGAAAGACGAGAACGAGCAGCGGACCTGGCTCAACAGCAACGACATCGCGGAGACTCGCCGGATCAGGCTCCCGCGAGGGGTGGCTCCGGCGGGATATCATAGACTTGTAGCCATGGCCGACGTTCAACAGACGCTGCTCTATTACACGGTCGCAGCGGCTCGGGACGACGGCTCGCTGCACGTTCTGCGGTACGGCACTTTCCCGGAGCAGGATGAGCCCTATTTTACGCTCCGCGAAGCCCGGAAGAAAATACAGTCCCGGTATCCCGGGGCCGGCGAGCTGGCAGCCCTCAGCAGCGGGATCACGGACTTTGCTGACTGGCTTTTTACAACCAGCTGGCGGAACGAAGTCGGCGATCATCTCACGCCGGAGCTGGTGGCCTTCGATGCGAGGTGGAAGACGGATATCGTCAAGCAGGCCCTCGCCCGCAGCCCGCACGCGAAGCAGCTGATCGGATATCTGGGGCAGAGCTTTCGGGCCGCCGACAAGCCGATCTCTGAGCGGAAGTATGATCCCGGCAGCCGAGTCGGTCTCGGGTGGGTGCTGCAGAAACGCAAACAGGCCTCCGACGTGAGGACGCTGATCTCGGACGTCAATTTCTGGAAGACCAGCCTCGCAGACCAGTTGGCGATCCGGATCGGGCATCCCGGAGCGGTGACGCTTTACGATGGTATGCACAGGATGTACAGCGAGCAGCTCGTCGCGGAGTATGCGACGCAGACTGAGGGCAGGGGGCGGACCGTGATGGAATGGAAGCTTCGAGTTGGCCAGGAGAATCACTGGCTCGATTCGACGGTTGGGTGTTTGGTGTTGGCCTCGGTGCTCGGGTGCAATATTCCCGAGGTCGCCGAAGCCGGGGAGCGGAAACGGAAGCGAAAAGCCAGACGAAAGACGGAGGTGAGGACGTGAGCGCAGGCAAAGCAGGGCGGCCGAGGGCTGCGAAATCAATCGAGCGGGATCTTGTCGACGTCCCTCCGAGCCGGTGCCGGGCGTGCAACTCGACGCGGCGGGCGGATTACGAGCACGTCCAGATTATCGAGGGGGCGGGCACTGATCCGCAGGGGCGACCATACACGGCGGTGGAGCTGCGGCCGACTCGCTGCCTCGATTGCGATCAGGCCCGAATGGACCGGACTTGGATCTATGTCCCCGGTGATATCGGTGAGACCGATTAACGCACTCGACGATCTGCCCGCGGCCTCGCAAGATGAGCTGCATGGCAGAAACCACAGCCCAAAAGATCGCTCGCCTTCGCGAGTTGCTTGAGTCAGGAGTTTCCTCCGACTCCCGCGACGGCGCTTCGACCACGTTTGATCTGGAGTCTGTCCGCCGCGAGCTGCTGCGGCTGGAGCAGGCTGCCGGCACGCGCAAACGTCGGCCGCGAGTGATTAACCTGCAGATGGGGAGGCGGTAATGGGCACGCTCACGCCGCCGCCGGGGCAGGATGCTGTCTATCAGGCCTTGAACCCGGGCAATCGCCGACGCTCCGCTTCTCAGCGAGTGCGGCTCGAAGATCGACTGCTGACGGATCGACGCCGCGAGGCTCTCGCCGCGAACGCTCTCGACGTTCATCGGAACATGGGCCTTCTCGGCTGGGCGATACGGCGGACGCTCGACTACTGCTGCCTCTGGGACTTCCAGCCGAGGACGGGCGACAAGGGGCTCGACGCGGCGCTCAAGGATCTCATGGCCCGCGACACAGAGCCCGAGCGGGTCGACGTCTTTGGGCGCATGGACTGGGACGATTTCCGCCGGGTGGCCGAAGCGCAAAAGCTGCTCACGGGCGACGCGTTTTTCGTCAAGCAGGCCGACTGGACTCTGCAGCTCGTCGAGGGTGCCTGGTGTCAGAATCCTCTCGACGCTCGCCGTGATGGCAGCCAGTGGCTGAACGGGGCAAAGCTCAAGAGCGGCCGCGTGGTCGCATGGAATTTCAACGAGGAAGATCCTCTCACAGGCAGCCGCGGATCGCGGACGGTGCGGCAGTCGAACGTATGGCAGCACTGCCAATTCGAGGCGAGACCGAATCAGATTCGGCCTCAGTCTCCGATCGTCGCCGCCCTGAATGAGTTTCGGGACGTCGATGAAACGTTCGACCATATGAGGGCAAAGATTAAACTCGACCAGCTCTTCGGGATCGCCTTCTCTCGCAAGGAAGACGCCGAGGCCTTCGACGAGGATTCCGACGCTGAGGGCTCACAAGATCAGGCGGCCCGGGTGGTCGACTTTGGTCAGGGACCGGCTGTCTTTGATCTGGACGAAGGCGAGTCGGTGAACGCGATCCAGTCCGCTAACCCCGCGACCAATACGCAAGACTTTTTGAAGCTCTGCATACAGCTCGCGGTGAAGGTGCTCGATCTGCCGTACAACTTCTTCGACGAAGCTTACACGAATTTCTTCGGTTCGCGGGCGGCTTGGCTGCTCTTCGAGCGGGCTTGTCACGCTCGCCGCAAGACACAGCAGCGGCTCCACAACAGATTCACCAGCTGGAAGCTGCTTCAGTGGTCTCTGCCGGTCGAATTCGGCGGCACGGGCGAGCTTGCCCTCGCGGGCTCTCAGTCGATCTCCGATCTCCGCTGGCGGTGGGTCCCTCGCGGGATCGCGTGGTGGCGGCCGCAGGAGGAGCTGGACGTCGCACTGCGATCGGTGGCGGCGGGGCTGCAGTCGATGCAAGACATCTGCGACGAGCGGGGCTTCGGGGACTATCTCGACAACGTCGCCGAGATCATGCGCGAACGCGAGCAGTTGGCGGCGATGGGATTTGTTCAGACGACAAACGCCGGAGCGATGATCCGGCTGGATCAGCAGGTGACGACATGACATCACGGCTCTGGCAGATCGATCCTCGCTGGCTGCAATGTTACGCGGCCCGAGCTGCGGCACGCGCAGGGATTCGAGCCGACGGAATGAGCCCGGACAAGATCGACGATTATTTCCACGACATGTGGAGCGAGATGCTGGGCTTCGACAGCTCGGCCCCTCTCGACTACACAGAGGACGGGATCGCGATCGTCACGGTCGCCGGCCCGGTCGTGAAGGGCAAGCCGTCGCCGTTTGTGAGCTGCTATGGGGCGATTGAAGAAGCCCTCGACGAGCTGCTTGAAGCTCCGCCGCTGGCCGCGGTAATTAAGCTGGACAGTCCCGGCGGTATGGTCGCGGGGCTGGAGGCGGTGTGTCGCAAGGTGAGCCAGCTCGCCGAGCAGACGCTTGTCGTCGCCTCGGTCAACGGTGACTGCCTTTCTGCGGCCTATCGGATCGCGTCTCAGTGTGGCTCGATCTGGGCCTCAGAAGAAAGCAGTGTCGGCAGCCTCGGAACATACTGGCAGCTGCTCGACTTCTCGCAGGCCTTCGCTCAGGACGGGATCCGGTCGGTTCTGCTCACAACCGGCCCGATGAAGGGGGTCGGAGCCGTCGGCGAGGCGATCAGCGAGGAGCAGCAGAGCTTCCTGCAAACGAAGGTCGACGAGATGAACGGCCGCTTCATGGCAGACATAACGGCAGGCCGCGGGCTCTCTGCTGAGCAGCTGGCGGCGGTGTCCGATGGACGATGGTGGCTCGCGGCCGAAGCCGCCGGCCTTGGTTTGGTGGATCAGCTCGGAGGCCTCGGCAATGTGCTGGCGGCGATCCGGGCAAAGTTTCAGGAGAGTTTGAGTATGGCAAAGGAAACCTTGCAGCCGGCGACGGCAACGCAGGAGCCAGCCGCAGCGGTCGAGGTTTCCGCTGTCGGTGTGCAGACACAGCAGCCGCGACCGGAGGCTCCCGGCTTGGCTCAGTACATGACGGCCTTTGGCGACGCCGAAGGGGCTCGGATGTTCCTCGCGGGAACAAGCTGGCAGGAAGCTCAGGCGGCCCAACTGCAGACGCTGCAGGGATCACTGCAGGACGCTCAGGCCGAGATCGCTCAGCTGAAGGCTCGGCTCGTCGAGGCCTCATCGCTGGCCCGCGGTGAGACTGCTCCGATCGCTGTGCCACACGGCGACGCAAAGAAGCCGCGGTCGCTCGCTGATGTGAGCAACTTCCGCAAGGGCTGAACACTCGCGACTCACGTCTGATTTTGATTTTTGATTCTGCACTTCCTGAAAGGTTCTAACAATGGCCGACACGTTGACAACTCTGGCGGAACTGGTCCGCTTTAACTCGTTGGACGTAAATCCCGCCGAAATCACCGACATCCTCAACAAGGCTCCGGTGATCGCCGCCCTGCACGCGATGCAGTCGTCGAACGGCACGACTCACAAGTTCAACGTCGAGACGACAGCCCCGGTGATCGGCTTCCGAGCGATCAACGCGGGTGCGGATTACACGGCATCGATCAGCACTCAGACGTCGATCGATCTGAAGTACATTGACGCAAAGATCATTGAAGACGTCGCACTGTGCAACGCCTACCGCGGTGGTGCGACGGCATGGATGGCCAATCGACTCCGCCGCCAGCTGCGCGAAGCTCTGTTTGTGCTGGAGAAGCAGTTTTTCAACGGGACCGTGGGCGGAAGCGCAAGCGGCTTTCTCGGCCTCGCAGACTCCGCGAACTACAACGGGGCGAGCGATGCTCTGGTTATCAACGCCGCAGGCACGACGGCAAGCACCGGCTCGTCGGTGTGGTTCCTGCGATCGACTCCGGACGACGCCTCGGTCGCCTTGGTTGGTGCCGGTGATGCTCAGCTGAGCAGCCCGAATATTAACTTCACGGTTGGCGACATCTTCCAGACGATCGTCCCGGGCTCGAACAGCCTCAGCATGACAGCTTACGCTCAGGACTGCGGCGGTCACTTGGGTGTTCAGATCGGCAGCAAGTACGCCGTGGCCCGAATCGCGAACCTGACGGAAGACAGCGGCAAGGGTCTCACCGACACGCTCCTCGCTCGTGCTCTGGCTCTCTTCCCGGCAAGCGATCAGCCGACTCATATCGCGATGAATCGCCGTTCACTGCGGCAGCTGCAGGTGAGCCGGACGACTTACAGTCCGACGGGGCAGCCGGCTCCGCGGCCCAGCGAATACGAGGGCATTCCGATCGTTGTCACCGACGCGATCAGCTCGACCGAGACGCTGCTCGCCTGATCTGTTGTGTGTCTGGTCCCGCCGGTGCGCTGCTTACCGCACCACAAGGAGCCGCCGGCGGGGCTCCTCTCGTGTTGTTTATCTCTCTGGCGTCTTTCATGATCTCTCCAATCTCAGCAGCTTCCGCAGCAGCGCAGGCGGCGGCCTTCCGGCTCCGCCGGGAGACCGTCACGTTCGCACGCGGGGCCAGCTCCGTCACGGTGCAGGCGGTACGCGGGCAGCGAAACTGGGAACGCTCACAGCCCTCCGGTGGTGTGTCGATAGGCGATCGATCGGAAGACTGGATTATCCTCGCGGCTGATCTCGTGATCTCTTCCGTGGTGGTCACGCCGCAGCGAGGCGACACGATCACAGCTAACGGGGTTACCTATCGCGTTATGCCCTTCGGTGCTGCCGATCAGCTCTGGCAGTATCACGACAGGGATCGGCTCTACCTTCGGATCCACACGAAGGAGCGGACATAGTGCCCAGCCGAATCAGAACACTCGCCGCTGCAGTGGTGACGGCAGTAAACGCCGGCGGACTGCTGCCGGCTGGCATCACAGCCGAGCGGGTCCGGTCAGTCACGTATCTCCTGGCCGGCTTCAGCACGGGCACGCCGGGCCGCGTCGCCGTAATCTGCCCAGGCACGGAAGACGAGTCGGATCGGTCCGGTGTGGCCGAGACGATCAGGCTCTCAATCGTCCTTGTAGCTCGCTGTGCTGCCGAGGCGGTGGCCAGCTCTGACGCCTTTGAGGATGCTCTCGAAACGCTCTGCGACTCGCTCAGGACATCGGCAGCATACAAGACGATCAGTCTCGGCGGCTCGATCTCAGCTCAGCGGCGAGACGTCTCGATCGTCACGACATGCGACGCTCAGGCCCTCGACGAGCAAGAGCTGTTCGTGGGGGCAATCGAGGCGAGCTGGTTTGTCTCAGTGGGGGCTCGGGCATGATGATCGAGATCACCTTTGACGCCAAAATGCAGCAGCGATTCCTCGACCGAGCTTTCGCCGAGCAGCTCTCGCCGATGCTGCGGCGATACTACACGCGAGCCGGCGGAGCGATCCGCAAGACCGCGAAGAATTCAATCCGGAGAGCTGCTCAGAAGCCGCTGAGCCAGCTCACCGAATCGGAGCGGATCGCATACGCCAGAGCGAAGGAGCGATACGCCGCAGGCAAGAGCACGATTAAGCCGCGGCGGCCCGACAAGACCGCAAAATTCGGGCAGATCCCGCTGGCTCACCCGAAGCCGAAAAGCTTGTTGAAAGATCGGTTATTCTTCGCGCTCTCGACCGATGGCTCCTCAGTGGTCATCGGCCCCGAGCTGATCGGCTCAAACAAGCGGCGACGCCGGCAAGGTGATCTCGACACAGTTCAGCAACTCGAGCGCGGCTGGCCGTTTATGGAGCCAGCTTTTGAAAACATTCTCCCTCATCTTCCAAAGTATCTCCAGCAGGCGAAAGGATCTTAACCCATGCCAGCAGCAGCAGACGGATCAGTTCTCGGCGACAATTGCCAGCTCCACTACTCCGCCACCCTCGGCGGCTCCGGAGCCCTTACCGAGGTTCCGATTGTCATTGACGACGCGATCAACAGCGAGCGGCGGTCCGCGGAGAGTAACTGCCGCGGCGACGCCGAAATTAAGGAGCTGCTCGGCAAGCCGAAGCACGCGATCACGGCGAATCTGCTCTTCAAGCGAGGCACTCCCGGGGCGACGTTTACAACACTGCGGGCGGCCTACGTCGCCGGAACGGTGCTGCACTTCGCGCTGACATCCGGGGCGATCGCCGACACGGGGCAGCATGTCTTCCGCATGGAAGGCTGCATTAAGTCGTGGAATGAGACTCGGGGCGATAACGACACAGTGAAGGTCGCGATCGAAATCGTGCCGGTCGCGACCAACAGCTACGCGAGCAACTGGGCTGTTGTAAGCGCCTGATCGGCAGCTCTGATGTTTTGTCTTTTGTCTTCTGAACTGAATGAAGGTGCAACAATGGCAGGCCCGTATATTGGACAGATCGACGAGGTAGCTCTCCAGAATCCCGACGGCTCCCCGGTGCTGAACGCCGAAGGCAAGCCGGTGCTGATTAAGCTGACGGTGGTGGCATCGACAGCCGGCCCAGCTCCTGAGCCAGCTCCGGCGGGAGGCGTGCAGCAGTGACGAGATTTACTGACACGGCTGGCGTGGTGCGCAGCCTCTCAATAAATCTCGCCCACAGACGCACAATCAAACAGGAAACCGGCTGGGACTTGGTCGAGCTGGCCCACAAGCCGGATCGACTACAGGCCCTGCTGGAGGCTCTGCAGTCTGACGACGAGCTGCTCTGGCAAATCCTCGCGATTCTAACAAGCAGCACGATCGACGAGCTGCTGCAGGCTGCAGACGGTACCGTGCACGAGGAAGCCGCCTCGGCATTCTTGGAGGCTCTCACAAATTTTTTCCCGGCCGCCAGCCCTCTCCGGCGGCCTTTGGAAAGTCTTTGGAGGGCTCTGCGGGATCAGCGGACGGCAGCGGCGACGACGATCGAGACGACGCTTCTGGCGGCGGTGCAGTCGATCGGTACAAGCTCGGAGATCTTTGGGTCTACAACGTCGACGAGTGGCTCTGGCGAATATCAGCACTCACCCCAGGCGACTGGCTGAGCTGGTCTTTGCGGGAGCTGCTGAGCCGCTTCGAGGCGGTGCAGTACGATCGTACGCGGAGGGTGTCTGAGCTGGTGGCCGCCCTCTACAACGTGCAACGAACACAGCGGTCCGATCCGGTTTATACGTTCCTCGACTTCCACCCGGTTCACCAGCGGCCCGCAGTGGCCGGCGGCGGTCGGCAGAAGCTGCAGAGAATCGCGGCGATGATGGCTCCGGGGATGATTTGGGACGAGGCTCAGAGGCCGGAGGGTTTATAGTGGCGACAGCAAGAGCGATTGAAGCGGCGAAGGCCTTTGTTCGGCTGTACATGGACGACAAGCAACTGCGGGCCGGGCTGTCTGGTCTCAAAACCACGATCGCCGGAGCTGCCGGCGGTCTGGCAAAGGTCGGGGCGATAGTTGGCGGAGCTGCGATCACTGGCGGGATCGGTTTGGTGGTCTCGGGATTCACAGCTGCGACGGCCTCGGTCTGGCGGTTTGTGGACGCCGGGGCCGGGCTCGACGACATCGCGAACAGGACCGGGGCGAGCGCTGAGGGGCTGAGTCAGCTCCGCTACGCGGCCGAGCAGTCCGGCACAAATCTCGAAGCTGTCGAGAAGGCGATGAGAAAGCTCGGCGACGTCCAGACACAGGCCGCCGCCGGCAGCAAGTCAGCCGCGGCAGCTCTGGCCTCGGTCGGGCTGAGCGCTGGCCAGCTGGCCGCCATGTCGGTCGAAGATCGATTCCTCGCAGTCGCGGACGGGATCTCGCGGATTCAGGATCCGGCGGCAAAGGCCTCGCTCGCGATGGATCTGTTGGGCAAGAGTGGTGCCGATCTGGTGCCGATGATGGAGGAGGGCTCGGCAGGGATCCGCGGCCTCATGGCCGAGGCGAATCAGCTCGGGCTGACGATCAGCGGCCCGCAGGCCAAAGCCGCGGCGGCCTTCGATGATTCGTGGCAGCAGCTCACGTCGGCGCTCAGGTCCGCCGGCAACGTGATCGCGGTGCAGGTGATCCCCTACGCGGTGCAGCTGCTGCAGTTTGTCCTGAAGGCGGTCCCGGCAATGGTCACGCTCGGGCAGGCAATCGCGGGCTCAGTGGCTCCAATGCTCGCGAAAGTCGGCGATCTGATCGCGGGACTGATCCCGGGCTTTGGCTCACTCAGCTCAGCGGTCTCCGCTTCTATCGAAAGCTTTGGCGGAATTGTGGACGCTTTGTCTGCAGGCGAGGCCGAGTTGGCGGCCGAGATCTTCTGGAAGCGGCTGCAGGTGATTTGGGGCGACGGCATCGACGCTCTCGGCGATACGTGGGCCGGCTGGAAATCCGGCTTCGTCGGGGTGTTTGAGAGTGCCATGTTTGCCGTGCAAAAGCTTTGGCTTAAAACCTACAATTTCATCGAGACCAGTGTTGCCGAGCTGATGGATGCGATCGACATCACGGGCAGCGGCAGCACGTTTGGCAAGGATGCGGCGGCTCTCGGCCAGGCGAGGATCGCAGCAATTGACAGGCAGGCCCAGGCCACAAAAACAGCACGCGAAAAGGCTCTTGAGGGGTCAGTAAACGCGATCAATTACGATCTGGAGCAGACGCGAGCGGAGTGGGCTGTCGCGGTCCGCAACGCCGCGATATTGGCAAAGCAGCAGAGCGATCAGAAGGAGCTGCAGCGGGCTCGGTCTGAATGGGCGATGGCGGTGCAGACGGCTCGCAATTCCGCACAGGTGGCAGCCGATCAGCCCAACACGGCAAACATTGCAGCCGGCAAGTTTACGGAGCTAATCAAGGATCTGAAAACCGGGGAGATTGCGACGCGAGTCGACAAGGCTGTGCAGTCCGCGGGCCCAGCTCAGGATCTGCGGACGGCGGCGGGCAGCTCGGCGATCACGCGGATACTGAATCAGGCGGGCACGGTGACAGCTCAGCAGCAGAAAATACTGCTTGAGCAGCGGGATATACAGCGGCGGCTTTTGGCGGTGACTGAGCGCGGGGCTCTGGCTTATCAGGTGTGACATATGGGCGCAACGGCACGACTCTACAGGCGAGGCAAGTGGCAGCAGAGCGAAGACGGCTCCGAGACGGTCGTCGACGTTTGGGAGGTGTGGACCGACTCCGAGACCGACACGATCACGACAGTGGTCACAGCCACAGGGATCCCGGCAAAAGGGGCTTCCCACCCTGAGCGAGCCTCGGCGATTGTGGTCGAGCGATCGGCCGATCACGACGACGAGGTGCTCCGGCGGTGGCTGGTCGAGGTCCGCTATTCGACGGCAATCACGACGCGGGAGGATGCGGCCTACAATTCGCAGCGGGTGAAAGGCGGTATGCGGTCCTCCGCGATCGAGGTGCCGGCATTTTATGATGCGAGGGGTTATCCCCTTGTGAATTCTGCCGGCGACTTATACGAGGGGCTTACGCGCAGGATTCGGACGCGGACGGTTAATGTGACATACAACGCGGCAACGTTTCCGGACTGGCTTTTCGAGCTGGCCGACACAGTGAACGCGGCCGCGGTCACAATACACGGGCGATCGTATCCCGCTGGGACATGCGCCCTCCGCGACGTCGAGCTGCCGGATGAGCCCGAGCGGGACAAGGACGGGGCCCTGTATTGGCCAGTAAGTTACACGATCGAGATTAATCCGCTGGGCTTCTTTGTAATCCTGCCAAACAAGGGGCCGAACGAGCTGGTCTACCAAACGCGGGCGAGCTCAGCAGCTCCTTGGGCAGACACGACAAAAGCGAGCTACGACGCGACGGCTTCGGCGAATCGCCGGATAATTAAGCGACCAATTCAGACCGAGGAGCAGATGAACACGGGCGGCGAGGTCTGGCTGAATTCGATCGGACAGGCGGTCAAGGTTCCGACATTGTCGGCCTCACAGCTGGGGACTGGGTA